AGAAAGAGGAACCCAAGGATAGAACACAATATTTATTTTTGATGAATATTGATTCGTAGTGCCTTCACTTAGAACAGTAGGTTCCTCTGGTTCATACATTTTCACAATCAGAGGGTCATGAAAATAATATCCAATAACATCTTGTTCATCAGATTTAATCTCTTTAACGTCAGCGATGATATCCTCACCTGACTTGAGCATTACTAATTTGACAGTCATTTCATACTTTCTATACTTACATTATAAAAGACCACTCAACAAAAGTCAAGTGGTCTTATTTCTATAAAAATTTATTTATAGGTAATCTTTACGAGCGTGATGTTCTGGAACTATCTTACCCAACTTAACGGTAAGAAGTCCATCTTCCAACGTGACATCTCTGATTTCAAAATCATCTGAGAGTGTCCAGGCTCTGTTGAAAGATCTCTGAGCCAGTCCTTGATGGACATACTCGGATCCTGTCTCCTTATCCTTTTTCTTTCCTTCAACGAATAGTTTTCCGTATTCAGTATAGACATGGACTTCCTCCTTTTTGAATCCAGCAAGTGCGATCTCTAGACGAGACTCAGAGTTATTTACCTGTATAAGATTGTAAGGTGGATAGTTTGTTATGGTCTCATTAAAAAACTTATCGAAATAAGTATCCATACCGATACTGTTTTTTGTGATGCGATCCATTAAATCTCCTAGATCTGCAGCACGATACCTTTGTACGTTCATAGTTCTCCTTAAGTAAGCGAGTGTAAATTGTGTCCCCGAAGGCGACACTACTAATTATAACAGCAGACAAAAAAATAAGGGGTGGTGAACCCCCTAACAACACTTCGGTTTCCTCCCTAGTCTAGCAGAACTCTACAATGGCTGACGCAAGTTTTATCCCTTACATCACATTCCGAAATACATTCAAAGTAGTCATCAACTGAATCGTTGGAAGATGTCTCACGTTCGAGATTCATCCAAGGTCTTAAACTATTGAACGATATAAGATTGTGCATAGATTGTTTTGAATTAAACACATAACTATCTATATGATTTTACTAAGATAGTAACACTTCTTCATCGTCACTATTTTCTTCATTAAGATTTGCAACACGTTTCTTATCGTTTTTATCATCACCTACAACTTCTCTTAGTAAGTTGTCAACGTCTTCTCGTAGGTTTGGTAGGTTTGACATTACTCCTCCTCTGGTTTTTTTCTTTTGCCAATATTGTATTTGGTTTCTAGATTCCAGTCATTTTTTTCTTTGTAAGAAATAACTTTAATCTGATTCAATGGTGCGATGTCATTAACTTTATCAGCTGAAACAACAGAAACCAATCCCCAGTCTAAAAGCAACTGGATAATACGATTTCTTCTTTGTACATCATTGACTGTAATATTGGCTCTCTTACCATCTAATGCAAATAGTTCTTTGAAGTGAACGATGTAGTATCTGCCTTGTTTATGTAGAATATGGCAAGACTGATATAACTTCTTTTCTTTTCTTGAGGCCACACCAATACGAGTCAGTGTTTCTCTTACCTTAAGAAAATCATCTGGTTCATTTAATATAATCTCAATCATTTGGTCTGGCGACCAATTAATTTGAGGCTCAACAATTGAGTTCATTTTCTACCTCCAATCTCAAGTCGATCTCGTATAAACGAGAGTTGTTCTCTAGTCAAAATGTTCAAAACCTGTTTTGCCTTTTCATTACTATAACCATAGTATTGTTTAACAAGTTCAAGGTTTTCAATTTGTTCTTTACGAAGCCAAGGAGAGTATCTCTTCCTTTTCCTGAGACTATTTAGAAAAAAGTCATATTGTAACTTCTTTGCTAGATTGGGATGTTTGTTCATTTCATTCGCAAACATGACCGCATCTATGTGTCCAGATAGACATCTATTAATAATATAAGATGGATACTTCTTTTCTAAATCAATATCCTCATCAATCAAATTATTTTTATTTGTGTTGATTGAGTTTAACCAATCTTTTAATTCCATTTTTTTCTTTTCACAATGATTTGATCATTTTCATAATCAGGTATAAATTCTATAGGGTCATCATTATCCCAACAAAGTTCCCCATATAGAGAATTTAGAATAGACATATCATCCCAAAGATCGTTTGGTTTAGTCATGTTTCTCGCTCCAGTCTTTGAAATTAGTTTGTAAATCTAAAGGTTCGGGATCTGTGATACCGTTTACTTTTTTCCAATTACTATACAGTGCTTGGAGATGCCATGATTGAGATAAACTCTTTGGCCCATGTTCAAGAAGATCTAATTCCATCTTGTTTCGAGTATGAGCCTTGTATTCTTCTCTCCAGTTTGAATCATCAAATGTTTTCATAATTTATTTTCTGATAATAACAACATCCCCTTCATCATCGTCATCTTCATCTTGTGCCTTGAAAACTAAAAGTTCTTCACCAGATTTAACGTCAGACATCTCTGGATGCACGTTTCTTTTTTCTTGTTGTCTATTAAAGTCTCTCAACGTTGAAGTCATCATAGCGTACATGTATGCGAAGGTTGCCCCTGCAAGACAAGCAAAACAAAGAAAATATATAAAGACGCTGGTGTCGTTCATCTGAAACCTTGTTGAAGTATCTTTTGTATGGGGACTTGTTTTATTCTATCTATAATGTCAGTTTCTATTTTGTCTAGAATATTTACATCTAGATGCATGAATGGTGGAATGATACCCAACATTCTTAATAGTCCATCGACAAACAATGCAAGAGTAGTGAATCCAAGAATCATACTGATGACAGTGGCTTCACGATTATGTTTTGCCATTGATTCTTCATCGATTCTTCTTGCCTCATCAACTGCTTCCTTAACGGCAGCTTCAAGAAGAATTTTAACTTCCTCTTTGGTGTATGTGTACTTACGAATCTTTTCCTCTGTAACAGTTCTTTCGATAGGAAAGTCTGATAAAGGAAATTCTGTGATTAGTGTTTTGATCATGAGTAGTTACCTTATGATGTCGATGTGCATATCTTTAGTCCAAACCTCTAATTCTGTTCTGAGAGAACCACTGGACTTAAGACTTTCATATCTTTTAGAGGCCTTGTTCTTCCACCATTTGATGAGGTTCTCTTGATAGAATTTATCAAAGTTGATAGGGTTTTTCTCTAGTTTGTCAGTATCTCCTCGAATTACTTCTCTAGAATTAGCAAATCCATAGTCACTGAAGTAGACTCTTTTCTTTTCAGTTAGGTTCTTTGCATTTGCAATTGCAGTCTGAAATTCCGCAGCCTTTTGAGAAGACGAGCTCTTTTTGATAATAGATATCATCTTTTGTTGAGTCTTCAACTTGCGACTCGAAGCGTCCTCTTTGACTAAGCGTTTGTCGTTGTTTCTGGCTATAAACCATTTATTTAATCCTTTAAAGACATCATCATGTAACAAAGGAGTAAAATCACTCATAGTCAATCCTTTGTATCTCAAGTAAGGTTTCAATCCATCATATTGAGATGATGACTTTGTTGTGCCATAAAGTGATGTGGTTTCAAACAAACAAATATCTGAACCATATTTACTATTTAACTGTTCTCTAGCCTCATGAGAACAACACAACAGAGCAAGAAGTTTACCACCCAGATAATTAAATCCAAATGGTTGAGTCGGAACAATAATAAATCCCATGATTGAATGACGATTAAATCTCCTCAACTCAGGTGGTCTTCCTAACCAATCATTACGAGGTTTACAGTTGATGGTAGGAGAACCAAAACGAATAAACCCAACAATCTTTTTAGTATTTGTTTCCATGACAATCCACTTGAGTGACTTGCCAGGAATTGAACTCTCGATTGAATGAGATGTAGTTATCTGTAGTCTCTCATTGAAATATTCATTTGTGAAACTATCTGCATTTCCAGCAGCATAAACTTTAAAGTTCATGTCATTTGGGTGCATATCAAACGCATCAAACATATCTTCTTCAGGCCCACAGCCAGGAAGATATGACGGCATCTTTGACATACGATCTAATTTTACATTACGAAGATATTCATCAATACGACCCATGTTTGAGAAGTAATCGATGAATTGGTCTGCTGCATAGGCAGCATCACTTTCACTTAGATTCATCTTATAATCATAGGGTCGTTATAATAATCTTGTCTGGGTGTAGGTCTCATAAGACGTTTTTGTATCATAATACTAATAGTTTTATCGAACCACACATCTAAGGATTTTGACATTGAACGGTATCCAGTGCCAACATAGATTTGTCCTGCCATCACGGCGAAGGTGCATGCACCCCAAAAAATGTAATATGCGTTTGATTTCACTTGATGTTTTAGTTTTGAAAATTTAGTCATCATGGTCATCCCAAGGATCTGTTAGGTTTTTATTTGCAAAAAAACCTTTGTATATACCATATGCGGCCAACAAAACAGTAATCACTGCAATCGAAATACCAAAAGTATAATCAGGATTGAATGTAAAGTGTGGTATAAGTGTGTCATTACACTTTGCAATTTTATCTGGATCACTCCAAGTGCCAGGCAAAGTATAAACTGGCGGACATGCTAAAAAAATCATAATTTGTTTTCAATCTTATGATAGACTTCTACATAAGATTCACATTTAGGACAAGTAAGGTTTGTAATTATATCATAGTCCATATCTTCATAATCGTCAAGATCATGGTCTCCACCCCAGATAAGTTCTGTGTTACAATGCCAACAGTTCATAACTATTATCCCTTAAATTTAAGATAACAACCAGTAAGAGTTTTTTTATTCAATTTACTGGGAGTAATGTTAAGAGCAATAGATCCATCAGGTTTTTTAAGAATCCTATCCATAGCGACACAAAGCATCATGTACAAGACTTTGAGTTTTCCCTCATTACTTTCATTCCAAGTGTGATCTTTCCAATATTCCATAAAGTCAGAAGTCAGACGACAA